GTAAGGGAATATGCGTACTAGATAAAGAACGTATTAGATGTATTGGTTGCGGTAGAACCATAGAACAAATCACTAACTGGGGCAAAAAACAAATGAAGTATCGTAGAGAACACTTTATTGAAAAACTCATTAAGCATGAAGGTTTAGTACTTAATGTTTATAAAGATACACTAGGCATTGATACAATTGGTATTGGACGTAATCTAGAAGACCGTGGCATTAGCCAACAGGAATTGGACGACTTGGACATTCCTACTATTGACCATATATATGAATATGGTATTACAGAAGCTGATGCAGTCTATCTAGCAACAAATGACGTACAAATTGTCGAAGAAGAACTGGTTCGTGCGCACCCTTGCGTAGACAGATTAGACAGTGTACGTCAGCTTATAGTAATGGACATGGCTTTCAATATGGGTGTTCCTCGCCTATGTAAGTTTGTCAAGATGTGGAATGCTATCCATGAAAATAAATATGATGTTGCGGCAAAAGAAATGCTTGACAGCAGGTGGGCAAATCAGGTAAAATCAAGAAGTACAATATTAGCAAACGCTATGCACAACGGTGAATTTTAATATGGCTAGACAACTTACAGATAAACAACAGATATTACTCAACGTCCTCTTTGAAGAAGCGGGCGGTGATTTAGTACAAGCAAAGAAACTGGCAGGATATGCTGACACTTCTAGTACTTCAGAAATTGTTAAAGGTCTTAAAGAAGAGATACTTGAGGCTACTCAAATGTACATGGCACGTAATGCGCCGAAAGCTGCGATGGCTATGGTAGGTGGGTTGTATGACCCAACTGAACTAGGTATACGTGATAAGATGGCTGCAGCGAAAGAACTACTTGACCGTACAGGTTTGGTTAAGACTGAGAAGATGCAAGTAGAAGCATCAGGCGGTGTTATGCTTATGCCACCTAAAGCTGTAGTGGAAGATGATGACTAGAAGCATAGGCAAGTGGAAACTCCCACAGCCAACAGACATTAAAGAAGAAAACGAATGGGTGCCTATTCCACGTATTGCACGTACAGTACCCTTCGGATATAAACAGGATGAAGCAGACCCCGACCTTCTGCAACCTATACAGATTGAATTAGATTTACTTGAGAAGGCACGTAGCCACGTAAATCAATACAGTTATCGTGAAGTAGCTAACTGGCTAAGTACACAGACAGGACGTTACATATCCCATGTAGGGTTAAGGAAAAGGTTAGCAAATGAGCGAAGACGTAAGAACCAAGCTACAAGCATCCGCAAGTGGGCAGAATATGCGGAAAAGGCAATCGCCAAAGCGAAAGCCCTCGAAGAAGAAAGAACAGGCTCCAGAGCCAACAGTTGAAATAAAACCTGTAGAGTATGAAACACAGGCTATTGAAGAAACACAGAACGTACTCTTTAAACCTAATCCCGGCCCACAGACAGATTTCTTGGCAGCGGCAGAACGAGAGGTGTTATTTGGTGGAAGTGCTGGCGGCGGCAAATCCTATGCTATGCTTTCTGATCCATTACGTTACATGGGGCATCCCGCATTTAGTGGCTTGCTTTTACGACACACGACAGAAGAGCTAAGAGAGCTTGTATTCAAGTCGCAGGAGTTGTATCCAAAAATCTGGCCCGGTATTAAATGGTCAGAAAGAAAAATGCAGTGGACTGCACCATCTGGCGCAAGGTTGTGGATGTCTTATCTTGACAGAGATGATGATGTCTTGCGTTATCAGGGTCTAGCGTTTAGCTGGATAGGTTTTGACGAACTTACACAATGGGCCACACCATATGCATGGAACTACATGCGAAGTCGTCTTAGGTCCACTGCACCTGACTTGCCAATTTATATGAGGGCTACGACCAACCCCGGCGGTAGAGGTCATCATTGGGTTAAGAAAATGTTCATTGACCCTGCGCCTTATAACAGAGCCTACGATGCAACCGATATTGAAACAGGAGAAGTTCTTAAATACCCAGCAGGACACGCAAAGGCTGGAAAACCTCTATACAAAAGGCGATTTATACCCGCAAGACTTTCTGATAATCCGTACCTTGCGGAGTCAGGTGACTATGAAGCCATGCTACTTTCGATGCCAGAGCAACAAAGACGACAACTCCTTGATGGAGACTGGGACATTAAAGAAGGTGCGGCTTTTACAGAGTTTGATCGTAACCTTCATGTTGTTGAACCTTTCGATATTCCTCATAACTGGGTTAAGTTTAGGGCTTGCGATTACGGTTACGGCAGCAAGTCTGGGGTTGTCTGGTTTGCTGTTGCACCTAATGAACAACTTATTGTATATCGAGAACTCTATGTATCTAAAGTCCTTGCCACAGATTTGGCAGATATGATCCTTGACTTAGAAGCTGGCGATGGAACTATTAAATATGGTGTTTTGGATAGCTCTCTGTGGCATAAACGTGGTGACACTGGCCCTTCTCTTGCGGAACAAATGGTAAGTAGGGGATGTCGTTGGAGGCCATCAGATAGAAGCAGAGGCAGTCGTGTAGCCGGTAAAAACGAAATACACAGACGTTTACAGATAGATGAATTTACGGAGGAACCTAGACTTGTTTTCTTTAATAACTGCACAAACATCGTTGCCCAGTTACCGTCCATTCCTATTGACAAAAAAAATCCAGAGGATATTGACACACATTCGGAAGATCACTTGTACGATGCGTTAAGGTATGGTATAATGTCTAGGCCAAAGTTTAGTGTGTTTGACTATGACCCTATGGGTAGACCCGGCGGCGGCATGAGAGTAGCAGACGCAACCTTTGGATACTGAGGAAAAACAATATGAATGAAGATGAAATGATGATTGAAGATGATGCTATCGCACTAGAAGACAGTGACGATACATCTGTTTCTGACGTAGACGTAAGCAAGATTATACCATTTATTATGGAACGCTATAAGCGATCCGAAGATTATAGGTATCAGGACGAAGATCGTTGGCTAAAAGCCTACCGCAATTATCGTGGTTTGTACGGACCTGATGTTCAATTTACAGAAACAGAAAAATCTCGTGTCTTTATTAAAGTCACAAAAACTAAAACGCTGGCAGCATATGGGCAAATTGTAGATGTTCTGTTTGCTAACCAGCGTTTTCCTTTATCTGTTGAGCCTACTGAATTACCAGAAGGTGTAGTAGAAGACGTACACTTTGATCCTAATGAGCCGGATCAATTACGTGAGGATACTAGCACTCTAAGCCCTTACGGATTTGCTGGAGATGGTAATGACCTACCAGCAGGTGCTACAGCAGCAAGCCTACAAGATAAACTTGGCGTTATGGAGAACAAGCTAGACCCTATTAACGACAAAGTAAAAGCGGGTCCGGGTAAGACACCTACAGCAATCACCTTTAGCCCTGCTATGATTGCAGCTAAGAAGATGCAGAAGAAAATACATGACCAGCTAGAAGAGTCAGGTGCATCTAAACATTTACGTAACGCCTCATTTGAGATGGCACTGTTTGGTACGGGCGTAATGAAAGGTCCGTTTGCTATTGATAAAGAGTATCCTAGCTGGAACGATCAGGGTGAATATGACCCAGCCTTTAAAACTGTACCACAAGTAAACCATGTGTCTGTTTGGAACTTTTACCCAGACCCAGATGCAAACAACATGGATGAGGCACAGTTTGTAATTGAACGCCATAAGATGTCACGTACCCAGCTACGTAATCTAAAGAAGCGTCCATACTTCCGTGGTGAAGTTATCAATGAAGCTATCGCTATGGGCGAAAACTATACTAAGAAATACTGGGAAGATGATCTAACTGACTATGCACCAGAGCATGGCATTGATCGTTTTGAAGTGCTTGAGTATTGGGGCATGGTAGACGTTGAGTTGCTAGAAGAGCAAGGCGTAGACATTCCAAAAGAACTGAATGACTTTGATGAACTGCAAGCTAATGTGTGGGTTTGTAATAATCGCCTGCTTCGCATGGTTCTCAACCCATTCAAGCCAGCTAAAATTCCATATCATGCTGCACCATATGAGCTAAACCCCTACTCATTCTTTGGTGTAGGTATCGCTGAGAACATGGATGATACACAGACATTGATGAATGGCTTTATGCGTATGGCTGTAGACAATGCTGTACTGTCAGGTAACTTGATTGTAGAAGTAGATGAGACAAACTTAGTACCCGGTCAAGACTTGTCACTGTATCCGGGCAAGGTATTCCGTAGGCAGGGTGGCGCACCGGGGCAGGCAATCTTCGGTACAAAGTTTCCTAACGTATCCAGCGAGAACATGATGCTGTTTGATAAGGCACGTGTACTAGCAGATGAAAGCACAGGCTTTCCCTCATTCGCTCATGGGCAGACAGGTGTGTCTGGTGTAGGTCGTACTGCATCTGGCATCTCAATGCTTATGGGTGCTGCACAGGGAAGCACTAAGACAATTATTAAGAATGTAGATGACTATCTGCTGCGTCCTCTTGGTGAGGGTTTCTTCCGCTTTAACATGCAGTTTGACTTTGATAAAGAGATCAAAGGAGACCTAGAAGTTAAGGCACGTGGTACTGAAAGTCTCATGGCTAATGAAGTACGCAGCCAGCGTTTGATGCAGTTCTTGCAGATTGCAAGCAGCCCAGCATTAGCACCCTTTGCTAAGTTTCAGTATGTAATCCGTGAGATTGCAAAATCAATGGACTTAGACCCCGATAAAGTTACCAACAATATGGACGAAGCCGCCTTACAAGCAGAGATTATGAAAGGGTTTCAACAAGAAGCTCCGCAAGGGGGCGTAGGAGCCTCACCAGCGGGTGTTGACGCAATGGACCCTACAGGTGCTGGAGGAGGCTCAATAGGCGTAGGACAGGCTCCTGTGCCGGGTGAACAAGGATTTAGTGCAAATGGACAACAACAACCGGGAACTCCTCAGCAAGCTCAAGCCGCTGGTGGGCAACAACCGCCAATGGGACCACTTCAGTAAGTATTTGGATAACATGGTAGACCAGCATCATAAGGTGCTAGAACAATCAGAGAATATGATAACGGTACACAAAGCACAGGGTGCTATAGATGTACTACGTAAGATTAAACGATTACGTGAGGACGTAGCTAACGCTGAGGGATGACACTATGAATAACATGGCAAAACAAATGGAAATGTTTGACGAAGGTGGTCTTATGGATGAGGGCGGCACTGTTGACCCTGTATCTGGTAATGATGTACCGCCCGGTTCTACTCAAGAAGAAGTTCGTGATGACATTCCTGCACAACTAAGTGAGGGTGAATTTGTTTTTCCTGCAGACGTAGTACGTTTTATTGGTCTTGAAAAGTTGATGAAAATACGTCAACGTGCAAAGGCTGGCCTGCAGCGTATGGAAGATATGGGACAGATGGGCAATAGCGAAGAAGCTATTATGCCAGATACTTTACCTTTTTCTATAGAAGACCTTGACATGGAAGATGAAGACGAGTATAATACTCCTCAAGAGTTTAATCAAGGTGGTATGCCTGATCCAAATGCAGGTGTTTATTATAATCCTGCCCTACAACCAACAACAGGTGTAGCTCCTGCTCCAGTTACGGCAGCTTCTTCTAATATTGCAAGATCAATCCCTATTGCACAAGCTGCAACGCCAATGCAGGCAGGGTCTTCAAATCAACCCGCTATGTTTAATAACTACCCACTACCACAAGCACCTGTTCCAACGATGCCACAACGAGATGATTTGCCACCATTTTTAGGTGGCGTAGTGCCGGGAGTAGGTAGTGGTATAGACTTTGATGAAGAAACATACGTCAATGATGCGGGACAACCAATAACATTTAGACGGTATAAAGATGGTAGTTTAAAAGATATGCAAGGTAATGTAGCTGTTATACCCGAAGGATATAAACTTAAATCAGAAGCAGATAAAGATGTAGGCACAGGACCAGTAAAAGTTGAGTCGGCTACTGTGCAAGAAGACGATCGCGGCGAAAGGTCTGAGCAAGATCAAGAAGATATGGAACGAAATCAAGCACGAGTAGACGCAGCTAAAGCATTAGGTTATACAGACTTTGCCGGTATTGGACAAGGTTTAGCTGCTGCTTTAGGCTTTGCAACTTTGCCAGCAGGAACAGTAACAGGTATAGGTTATGTATCTGATGGTATAGGTAATTTAGTAGACCCCGTAACAGGTTTTGCTGTTCCCGCAGGTTTAATTGATTCAGTTAAAAATAGTGTTGGTACACTAATAGCTACTGGTAAAAATGTAATTGCAGGTAGAGGTTTAACCGATCCATTTACGCAAAAAACAATTGCAAAAGGTTTTGGTGCAAAAAGTAAAGGCGTAAGAGATATTCAAGCAAAGGTTGCAAGGTCTAAAGTTAGCGAAAAATTTGCTAGTATTAGACAAGATATTAAAGACGATAAGTATGGGGTAGACTTTAAAGATTTTAAAGATAATTACGTAAATGACGTAGAAGAATCAATAGCAAAAGAAGTTGCCAATGGTAATATTGATTTTGAAACAGGTCTTACGATTAATCCGGCTGAAGCTAGTAGAAGAGCAACAAAAGATGCAAAATCTAATACGCCATCTGCACCAGCACCTTCTGAAGCTGCATCACGTGAAGCAGCTAATAAAGAGCAGGCAGCACGTCAACAAGCTGCAAGGGATGAAA